GGCGCAGGTCAATGACGTCATGCCCGGATTCCATGCGCCGGAATACTTCGCCGCTTTGGTCGAGCACGAAAGCGGGTGCCCAGGAATCAAGTCGATGTGCTGGAACCCTAAGGCTCGACTCAAGTCATCCCGCGAAGAAGGTGCCGGACTGTCCCAGATCACCCGCGCCTACAAAGAAGACGGCACGCTGCGCTTTGATGCACTGACCGAGACGCGCAAGCTAGACCCGCGAGGCCTCAATGAACTGCGCTGGGACACCGTGTACCAGCGGCCAGACCTACAACTGCGCGTTATGGTCGTCATGACCCGCCAGAACTGGAACCGTGCGAGCAAACTCACCCAAGACCCACGCTATCAACTCAAGCTCACCGACCTCAGCTACAACGCTGGCTTTGGGCGCGTACTCAACGACATGCGGGCGTGTTCAAACACCGCTGGGTGCAACGCTCAGGCATGGGAAGACCACGTCGAGCAGACTTGCACCGCCTCCAAGAAACCCATTTACGGCAACCGCTCAGCCTGCGACATCTCTCGCCACCACGTCCATGACGTCGTGGTCACGCGAAGCCCTAAGTACAAAGGGAAAGTCTGATGTTCGAAAAGCCACTCGCCATCGCCTGCGCCGTGCTACTTGCGCTTAGCGGATTCTTGTACGTGCGCATGAGCTCAGCGAGCTTAGACCTCGCTCAGTACAGGGAAGACGTGGCCCAAAACACCCAGAAGGCCGAATCCGAGGCGCGCGCCAAAGAGCAGGCTATGCGTAACCAAGTCGAGAGGATCGCCAAAAATGCTGCCAACCAACAAGCTGAACTCGCTACTCGCGTCGCTGGCACTGCCTCTGTTGCTGCAAGCCTGCGCAACGAAATCGCACGACTCAACGCCAGTGAAGCCACCACAAGCACCAATGTTGCCGCCATCGCTGGCCAAGCCAGCATCGCCAGAGAGCTACTTGGATCATGCACAGAAGAATATCGAGACGTGGCGCAACGTGCTGACGAACTCCGCGATCAAGTAACAGGACTACAGGACTACGCGATGAGCGTTTGCAAGCCATGAACGAACAAACACACCCAAACCACAGTAACAGTGAGCTAACTCAGTACCGACTCGGAATGATTGAAAAAACCCTTGAGGCCATCTCCGAGAACCTTCAGCAACTCGCTCAGCTTGAACAAAAACACTTAGAAACACGCGAGGCATTAAATCGTGCATTCGCGCAGATTGAGAGCCAAGATTCCCGCGTAAGAAAGTTAGAAATAGAGATGCCAACTCTTAAGTTAATTCGTGGATGGGTCATAACTGGAGTAGTTGGCTGCACTGGCTTGCTGGGCATCACCTTGTTCAAGCTCGTCGCCTTGCGCGCATAAACCTCCACAAATCAGAGATCTAAAAAACTGAAATCCTCGCTGAACATTTCCGAGCGATTGCACGAAAGTAACTACCCATGACTAAAACACACACCAAACAACTTGTGCCAGACACCTTGCGCGGCCACCTCGCCAAGACGGGCGGCAAGCTCGAACGTGCGCTGTTGGTTGACCGTGCCGCCGTAGACGAAGCCGCACGCACCGCCACGTTGGCCTTTGCCAGCGAAACACCGTATGAGCGCTGGTGGGGCATCGAAATTTTGAACATCGCACCAGAAAGCATGCGCCAAGGCCGCATGCGAAGTGGTGCAAACCTGCTGTGTGACCACGATGTGCGTGACGTAGTGGGCGTCGTTGAATCTGTTGAGATAGGTGCGGACAGGGTTGCCCGTGCCACGGTGCGTTTTGGGAAAAGCGCCCGCGCAGAGGAAGTGTGGCAAGACGTGCTGGGCGGCATCCGTCGCAACGTGTCGTTCGGCTACATGATTCATGAGGCAGTCTTAGAAAGTACAAAGGATGGTGTGGAAACCTACCGAGTGACCGACTTTGAGCCTTACGAGGTTTCTTTGGTAAGCGTACCTGCTGACGCAAGCGTTGGCGTGGGCCGCAGCCTTGAAACCCAAAGCACCGAGCAAAAGGGCGTGTGCGTGACGGTAGAAATCGAGATTGACGCCGAAGAAGACGGCGCTTCCGAAGAAGCTGCGACCGCCGAGCCTGTGGCAACGCTTCCGTCCACCGACGAAAGCCGCCAACAAATCAACAAACCATCTTCCAAAGGAAAAATTATGGAAAAAGTAGAAGTCGTCGAGCAGCGTAACCACGCCGCAGAAATCACCAAAATCGCAGCCACCATCCCCGGCGGTGCGGACCTAGCCATGAAGTCCATTCAGGCCGGCCACACAACAGAAGAATTCCAAAAGGAAGCTATTCGCCATATGTCCAGCTTGCCAGTGCCAAATGCTGACATCGGTATGAGCGGCAAAGAGACAAAGCAATACAGCGTGCTCCGCGCCCTGCATGCTTTGACCAACCCAACAGACGCCGCCGCTCAACGTTCCGCCGCGTTCGAGCGTGAGTGTTCTGACGAATACGCCAAGCGCTCTGGCAAAGCCGCACAGGGCCTCTTTGTGCCACCCGAAGTGCAGCGCCGCGATTTGAACGTAGGCACACCTACAGCCGGTGGCAACGCCGTGGCCACCAACTTGTTGGCCGGCAGTTTCATTGAGTTGCTTCGCAACGCCATGGTCATCGACAAGATGGGCGCCATCTATTTGCCAGGCTTGGTTGGCAACATCGCAATCCCTAAGCAAACAGGTTCGGCCACCGCTTATTGGGTGATCGAAGGCGCTGCGCCCACAGAGTCGCAACAAACCATTGGCCAAGTGAGCATGTCTCCAAAGACCATCGGCGCTTACACCGACTTCACTCGCCGCATGTTCTTGCAGTCAAGCATCGAAGTTGAGCAGTTCGTCATGAACGACTTGGCCAAGACCGTTGGCCTGGGCATCCAGCAAGACGTTTTCACAGGCCCAAACACAGCAGGGCGCTTGAATGGTTTGCTGAACCAAATCACACCATCTGTGATTGGCGGCACTAACGGCTTGGCTCCAACTTGGGACCACATCGTTGACCTTGAGACCAACGTCTCCATGGCCAACGCAGACATTGGCACGTTAGGCTACCTGACCAACGCCAAAGTGCGCGGCAAACTCAAGAAGTCGTTTGTCAACGGCGTAGGCGGTACTGAGCGCGTGTGGCAAAACGGCAGCGAGCCGCTCAACGGCTACCGCACAGCAGTGACCAACGCGATGCCTTCCAACTTGACGAAGGGCACTGGCACCAACTTGTCCGCAATCGCCTTCGGCAACTTTGCAGACCTCGTGATTGGTTTGTGGTCTGGCCTCGACTTGATGGTTGACCCATACGCCGGCTCTACGGCCGGTACAGTGCGCGTGATCGCATTGCAAGACGTAGACATGGCCCTGCGCAATGTCGAGTCCTTTGCAACGATGGTTGACGCCATCACGGTCTAAGTGCCAGACACCAACAGACCCAGCTCACATGGCGTTTACCGAAGACCTCACTGCATTTTTCAACGTGGACGACTTTGCAGTTGCCGCCACGTTGAACGGTGCGACCGTGAAGGCCATCTTCGACAACAACTACGAGCTGGGCTCTGTTGGCCCCTTTGGTATGTCTGGAACTCAGCCCACGCTCACCCTGAGCACGGCTGATGTACCAACAGACCCCATTGGCAAAAGCGCAGTGGTGAACGGCAAGACCTACACCATCGCCGTACACCAGCCCGATGGCACTGGCGTCAGCCAGCTACTGTTGGAGGTGGCAGTATGACCACCGCTTTTGCCAATGTGGTCACAGCCTTGGTCAGCGCCTTGAGCGCTGGCACACCCGTATCAGCCCAAATTCATCGCGCCCGCATTCGGCCCACCGCCCAAGAATGGCCCGATGCCGTGGTGGTGCGCCTGCAAGACTCGCAGCTTGACCGCTTGGCCATCATGGACGCACCCGTCAACGCTGACACCACCGTGGTGGTGGAGTGCTATGCACGCAGCGCCACGCTGGCCCCCGATTTGGCGGTGGACGCCATCATGCAAGCCACCTACGCACGCTTGGCCGCCGACCCCACGCTGGGCACCACAGTGTCTGACTGCCAATTCATTTCTGTCAATTTTGACTATGACGTAGACGGTGACCGCATGGGCTGCGCCCAGCTCACCTACATCGTCAAGCACCGCACACAACACCTCACTTTGGAGTAAACATCATGGCCCGCTATACCCGCAACTCTGCCTTGCTGGCAAAAATCGAAACCACCGAAGGTACTGATGCTGTACCCACGGGCGCGGCCAATGCCGTACTCATCAGCAACGTCACCATTAATGCGCTCAATGCACAAAACGTGGACCGCGATGTCATTCGCAACTACTTTGGCGCGGGTGAGCAACTGGTTGGCACAGCCTATGTCACGCTCGACTTCACCGTTGAACTGGCAGGCAGTGGCACGGCTGGCACAGCAGCACCTTGGGGCGAATTGCTCCGCGCATGTGGCTTTGCGGAAACAGGCGCAGCCGCATACAAGCAATACGCACCCGATACCCCAAGCAACCAAAAGTCAGCCACCATCTATTACTACGACGATGGCGTGCTGCACAAGCTGCTTGGCGCAAAGGGCACAGTCAAGATTGCCCTTGGCATTGGCGAACGTCCCGCCTTAGCTTTCAGCATCACCGGCAAATACGGCGGCGTCACATCTGCGGCTAACCCATCCACCACACTCACCGCATGGAAGCAGCCCATTGTCGTGACCGACCCCAACACAGGTGACGTCAAGTTTGGCAGCACCTACGCCGCTGGCGTGGTCACAGCTGGCACAAGCTACACCAGCCAAGGCTTGCAGCTCGACCTTGGCAACGGCGTGCAATACACCCCATTGTTGGGCGGTGAGTACGTCGACATCACCAGCCGCACCGTCACGGGCTCCATCGCCCTCGATTTAACAGCCGCGCAAGAAGTCACATTCATGAGCAGCGTCTTGGCCAACACCACCCAAAGCATGAGTCTAGAGCACGGCGCAACCGCTGGCTCCATCGTGGGTGTGTATATGGCTGCCACACAGCTGATCAACCCCAGCAAGACAGACGCCAACGGTCGCCGCCTGATCGGCTTCGACCTGCGCTCTATCCCTGTGGCCGGTAACGACGACCTCATCATCTACTGCAAGTAATTAGCCCATGTTCAAACTCAACCCAAACCCGACTTTTGAATGCGCTGTGCCACTGAGCGTGGCCGGTATTCCTGAACCCGTCGATCTGCGCGTCACCTTCAAACACAAAAACAAAACAGCGCTCAGCGCGTGGATGAAAGACGCTGGCAGCAAAGACGACACCACCTTGCTGGCCGAAGTGTTGACAGGTTGGGTGGGCATGAAAGACGACAAGGGCGAGGACGTGCCATTCAGCACCACCGCGCTGCGCGACTTGCTAGAGAACTACCCAGCCGCGCATGGTGAGATTTTCAAAACGTATTTACGTGAGCTGACCGAGGCCAAACGAAAAAACTGATTAAGGCTGCCAGCAGGCTTGTCAACGGCTTTGAAGACAAAGACGAAAAAGAACAAGCGCTTGCAGCCTTCGGACTAAAGCTAGACGGCCCACAAGAGCCCGATGGATTGGATGTGTGGCCAGAAAACGTGACGCCGTTTTTGGTGTTTCGCCAAATGGCCACGCAGTGGACCATGGGCATGAATGGCCCGATAGGTTTGCGCATGGAGGCGTTGGAGCTTTTCCTTCGCGCTGAGCGCGTGCCAAGGGCAGAGTGGCAAGAAGTGATGCAAGCCGTGCAAGTGATGGAACAAGAAACACTGCGCCAATGGCGCAAACAAGGGGCGTAGAGTGGCAGAGGCAAAAATTGTCATATCGGCAAGCGACCAAACCAAGGCCGCGATAGAGTCTGCCAAAAAGAACCTAGCAGGCTTGGGCCAGTCTGCGTCCACCTTGGCTGGCTACTTCCCAGCCATCAGTGCGGCCATTTCAGCTGCGTTTTCAGCCCAAGCCCTGAAATCCGCGGTGGACATGCTCGACCGCTTGGACGACCTGAGTGAGAAGTCTGGCATCTCCGTTGAAAGCCTCAGCGCCCTACGCTACGCAGGCGAGGCAAATGGCACATCGTTTGAGCAACTGGCTGCGGGCCTTAAAAAATTTAGCGTCAACATCAGCGAAGCCGCTGGCGGCAGCAAAGAACAAACCGAGCTGTTTACCAAGCTGGGCGTGAGCGTGAAAGACGCCAACGGCCAAGTGCGCGATACCGACAAAATATTGGTCGATGCGGCCACCAAGTTTAAAGGCTACGCAGACGGGGCCAACAAATCAGCCTTAGCGCAAAAAGTGTTTGGCAAATCAGGGGAAGACATGATTCCCCTGTTGAACCAGGGCGCAGATGGTTTGGCGCGTATGACCGAAGAAGGTCAGCGCATGGGCGTTATTTTCTCGGGAGAGGCTGCTGCTGCTGCGGCAGAGTTCAACGACAACCTCAAGAAAATCGGCCTCGCATCCGAAGCCTCGATGACGGTAATTGCAGGGCAGGTCATCCCCACCATCAACCAGCTGATGGAAGAATTTTTGAGCGCAAAGGACGGCTCTAACAGCTTGGCAGAGAGCGTTGGCTCCGGCCTGCGCACCGCGCTGGAAGCCATCGCGGTTTTGGCGCGCAACGTGGCCTATGTGTTCAAGCAAACTGGTAATGAGATTGGCGGCATTGCGGCCCAACTGGTGGCACTTGGCACAGGCGACTTTGATGGTTTCAGCCGCATCGGCAAGATGATGAAGGAAGATGCCATTGCAGCCCG